TAAATTTGAATGTTGTTCTGTGCTATAAGGATATCCTAATCCTATAATCCAATTATAAATTTCTAGCCAATTTTTTAATTCTTCATCAACAATAAAAGAAATTCTAAATTCATTAAATTCAATTTTATCTCCAGGAATAGAATAATCCTTAAACGGAGTATTTACATTTGCTAATCCTAAAGTTAATCCTGGCAAATTTACGGATTGACAGAAAAAATTTACATTTGGTATTTTATCTATTGTGAAATTAAATCCAGTAGGAATAAAATAGTTTAAGTTTTTAGTAAGTGTAGCCATATCAATATTTATATGATATGAAAAAGGAAGGAAATGCGGGAGTTATACTCCCGCAAAAAAAGATATTACATTAAGTTATTTACTCTAACAATTCTGTAATATTCATTTTCGTGTAGACCGGTTGTGGCTGCACCAAAATTTCCACTTAAATCATATCCAGCCAAATCACCTGATGCAGGAACACTTGACTTTGCAAATGGATTTCTGACCATTCCATATCTGGTCTTAAATCCGATTTTTGGTTGGAAGGTATTTGTGTCTACCGCACGTACCATTTGCAACGGTACATATGGGCAATAGAACATTCCAGCATCGTAAGATGATGAACCTTTATAGCCAACTACAAAATAGTTTGAAGAATTTGTAACTGCATATGGGTCAATATAAACTCTATATCTACCATTTAAAACACCTACAAATGTATTACCGGTATCATCTGGATTCATGTTATTACTATCTAATGCTGGAGCATAATCCAATACACCTGCCATTTGTAGTGCAGAAGCCACATCAGAAGAAGTTACGATAATGTTACCTTTTCCTCTTCTTGTCTTTTTTGCAATTTCATTTGCTTCTCTTTCGATCTGGAACATCAATCCTTTGAATTTTTCAACTGACCATCTTCCGTTTGAATCAGTATCTAAATCAAAAATACCTGGTGTAGTTGTATTATGTTGTGCACCAATAGTTGCTTCATTATAGATTTTTCTAATGACTTCTCTATTAATTTCAGCAAGAATTTCAGATGAAAGAATATTGCTCAATTCAGTTTCAGCATCCAATCCATGAACTGCTTTAAGGTCTTGTGCAACTTCCATCGTATAATCTGCTCTTAATGCTCTGGTATGTGCTGTTACAGTAACTTTCTCAATTGAGAATGCCATGTTTTGAGGCGTCATATTTTCGCCAATTGCTACATCCAATGCACCTGATGCAGAACCTAATGCTGCTGAAGTATTTGCAACAGCTGTGCCATTATTTGCGACAAGCAATAATCCTGGTGCTCCTGAAGTTTGACCTACATTACTATTTGCGGAATAAGAAGCATCTGCTTCATTATAGAATGCTTCTGAATTGTCATTTCCAACACCATTCATCTTATCATATCTTGCTCTCATAGCAAAAATAAGACCAGTTGGACCTGTCATAGGTTGTACGCCACAAATATCATATGCAATCAAATTAGGCATGGATCTTCTAACCAATGAAATCATAATAGGATCGTATTTTGCAATACCGCCTTGATCTGGATAGTTACCGGCATTATTTGGTGCACCTACTGCTAAACCATCAGATGCTGCTTCAGTGATAAAATTCTGACTGGATAGAATTTGTCCGTCTTCTCTCATTGACTTTTCTTGATTCTCTAAAAGTACAGTTGTTACCGCTCTTCTATACGAATCTTTGATGCCTCCTAGTTCGGGATGGTCAAGAATCGGTCCCCATTTTTTCTGTAAATTTTCGGAAAGATACATCTTTTATTCTCCTTTTATTTTTTAAGTGTTCTAGAAATAGCATCTGCGTATCTTCTTATCGCATCATTCGCCATTTCGTAATTTGAATCAGAATTAACAGAAGTTTCATTAATCTCATCTGTCTCTGTTACATTTTCTTCTGTAATCATCTGTTCTTTACTGTCATTACTTTTAAAGTAATTTTCTTTAATCATGGTCAATTTTTCTGCGTACTCTTCATCATTGTTATAAGTAATACCTTCCGAAAGTTTTTGAAGTCTTTCAACCTCAACTTCTGTCAACCCTTCAGATACAGTATATATTACGTCCATTTTTTTGTATTCTTTGAGTTCTTTTGCAGTCTCAATATTTTTTTGAATTTCATTATTCAAGGATTCTTCCAAATCTTCAACTTTAGCAAATAAATCATCAACTAAATCAACTTTTTCATCTGGAATATCAATATAATGTTCAACAAATAGATTTTTCAATCCTACCATAAAATCTTCTACAACTTCAGAACGAATTCCTTTATCAATTGCTAGTTGATTTTCTTCCATCCATTCTTTCACAACATAATTCATGAAATCGTCAACTTTTTCAACCATTGATGATCGATTATTTTCTATAGCTTTTTCTAGTTCAACCTGATATTGCTCCTCTAATTTTTCAACTCTAGTGGCAATTTCTTCATTAACTCTTGCAAAAACAGCGGCTTCAAAAATTGTTGCTGCCTTTTCTTTAAATTCATCAGATAATTCTTCACCTTCAATTAATGCCTGAACATCATCGGCAAGATTTGCTTCTAGTTCTTCTTTAGCAACGATTGTTTTTTGTTCTTTTTTCTGCTCTTCAGCAGGTTTTTCCATACCTTCGATAATAGATGCTATATCGTCTTCAGTCATAGAAGCAATTTCTTTTTCAGTATATCCTTCATCCAAAAGATATTGCATAATTTGTTCTTCTGTAATTTCATCTGTATTGTCAACTTCATTCAATGCGCCTAAAACTTCTTCAACCTCTTCTCTGCTCATTTCATCCAATTTATCATAAATTGATTTGATCAAAGACATTTTAGATGCTTGTTGCTCTTTAATGGTGCTATCTTTTTTAACACTCTTAGCATATTCAGGCTTTTTACCATCATTTGTTGTTGGATCTGCACCAACATCATCAACATCTGCCTTTGTTTTTTTCATACTGTCTTTATTTTTACCTGCTCCAGGAATACTCGCTTCTTCAAGCTCTTCTTCCTGCTCGACAGTTTCAATAACTTCGTTGTCTTGCATTTGAAAACTCCTCTATATTTTTGAGATAACTCTGTTTATATTTATACATTTAGAGATTTAATAAAAACTTATTAAAAGCTTTCAACTTTGTTTCATCTAACTTTTTTGAAGAAGAACTTTTAATATTTCTTTTTATTTCATTCAGTGCCTTTTCTTTTAAAACACCAGATTCCCATATCCATTCTTTACCTTCCATAATACCTTGTAC